TTTCATGTAAAATCGAGCCCATGAGCAACAACAGATTACCCCCAGAGCTTCACGTTATCAAAGGCACCACCGGCGAACGCAAAGCAAAGTCGCTCCCCGAGGATGTGCGCTCGCGCGTGCCAAAAGCGGAATGGCTGAACAATCCCGACAAATGGGACATCAACAAATTCGTCAAAGAGACTTCCGACTTTTTGTATGATGTTTACGGCATCGGCAGCAATCAAGACAAACACATCCTCGCGGCATGCGCTTCGCAGATCGACATTTACGTGCGGTGCTGGCGCGAGTTGCAGCACGGCGACTTAATTGTCTCCAACAACAACGGCACCACCGTCAACGCCAACCCATATTTCGTCATGGGCGACCGAGCGCTACAACGGGCGTTGGTATTGATGGGCGAGATGGGGCTGACGCCCAAAGGTCGCCTCGCGAGCAAGACGGTTGAAGGCGGCAAGTACAAGGCGCTGCTCGCTGGCCCATGAATTACGAAGATGGAATTCTCTACGCGGTCAATGTCGCAAAAGGGGATGTACCGGCTTGCCGAAATGTGCGGCTCGCTTGTCAGCGATTCCTAAATCAGCTGGAAGACAAAGCTTGGGCTTGGGGCTTTCACGCCCGCTACGCGCAACACGTCCTCGATGTTATTGCTACGCTGCGACACACAAAAGGACCAGACGCGGGCAAACCTCTAGTGCTTCAGCCGTTTCAGATTTTCGCAGTTTGCGCCATATACGGTTTCCGCAGCAAACGCGATTCGACGTTGCGGATGGTCACCGACGTCATCATTTTCATCCCGCGCAAGGCGGGCAAATCTACGCTCACAGCGGCGCTGGCGCTGTATGAGTTGGCTTTCGGCGAGGCGGGCGCGGAGGTGTATTCGCTCGCAACCACCCGCGAACAGGCCAACATCGTTTTCTCCGCCGCCATCGGTTTTATTGAGTCGATGCCGCCCGACATCGCGGCGCTTTACAACGCCGGTAAACACAGCATCGCCAAGGCGGGCGACGCCCAATCGATGTTCAAGGCGTTGAGCCGCGACAACAAAAAGACCGGCGACGGCAAAAACCCGTCCACAGCCATCATCGACGAAGCCGCACAGATTGTGGATCGCAACAGCATCGAGGTTCTTTACTCCGGCATGGTCGCGCGGCAAAACCCTTTGCGCATCTACATCACCACCGCCAGCTTCACGAAGGAGACAAAATTCTTCGAGGACATGACAATGTTCGAGACGATGCTGCGCGGCGAAGCCACTGACAATCCGCGCTGGTTTGGGCTTTTGTACGGACTTGATGCAGGAGACGATTGGCGCGATCCGGCGGTTTGGTTTAAGGCCAACCCCATGCATGGCATCTCGGTGTTTGAGGACGCCATTGCCGCCCGCGCCGAAGAAGCCAAACACAAGCCCGCCGCGCTCAACGAATTTCTGTGCAAGACGCTAAATGTGTATGTGTCGGCCAACAGCGCTTGGATCGACCGCGCTTACTGGGATGACCCCAAGGCGCTCGGATTCAGCGACCGCACACCCGAGTCCACCTTTATCGGATTTGACCTTGCCAGCACGCGCGACTTGAACGCGGTGTGCACGCTGCATCGGTTCGGCGAGCACGACTACGAAGCCAAGTTCAAATTTTTCTTGCCCGAGTCGGGCTATGAGCTCATCCCCAAACACTACGCCGACATTTTCCGAATGGCGCGGCAATCGGGCATCCTCCACATCACGCAAGGCAACGTCATGGACGACCGCGAGATCAGCGACTACATAATCGCCGAGGCCGCCAAGTACGACGTGCGCGAAATTGGGTTCGACGCCTACAACGCAGCCAGCCTAGTGGCGCGGCTGCACGATGCGAGCTTGCCGGTAAAGAAGGTCGGGCAGGGCATGGCTGTGCTTAGCAACCCGAGCAAGCATGTCGAGAAAATGATCCTCAACCACAACATCAAGCACGACGGCAACCCATTCCTCGGCTGGCAGCTTGGGAACTGCGAAGTGTACGAAGACGTCAATGGAAACGTCAAAGTGCGCAAAAATGGTTCAGATCAGAATGCAAAAGTTGACGGCATAATCAGCCTTATCATAGCTATGCACTGCGCGCTCGACAATCCCGAATTTTCAGGTGTGGGTTTCGGCGTTTTCTAAAGGACTTCCGATGGCCATTCTTGACATCTTCAAGGGAAAACAGAAAGATTCGGCGGAATCCAATTCGCTTTTTGGCCAGACGGCGCTGGGCAACAACATCGTTTACAACGGCAGCAACCAGCGCCCGATTGTAAATACTCAAATCCTTTATGTCACCACCGCCGCCACCAATCAGGCAGGTCGGCCAATCGACATGTCGTTGCTTACTCGCAACGCCACCGTTATTTCATGCGTCGCAGCGAAAGCCCGTGCGATTGCGCAAATGCCGATCAAGGTAATGGCTTATTTGGCTGATGGAAGTTGTGTAGATGCAACCACAGATGCGCGAGTGGGTTCGCGCGACCGCACCAAGGCGCGGCAGGTTGCCAGCTTGTTGAATAATCCAAATCGATTCCAGTCAGCTTACGAATTTTGGTATCAATGGATTATGTGGTATGAATTGTCGGGCGAGGCGTTCACGCTGTGGTGGCGCGAAAATGCGACCGACCCGAATCAAACGCCGATGGAAATGTATTTGCTGGATTCGACATTAATCGCGGTGTCCATTACGCCCGCGCGATATCCTGCATACAGATTGAGCACGCCCGCATACGGCTTTAACAAAGATGAGCCATTGGCCGCGCACCAAGTCATGCACGTGAAAGAAATGGCGTGGCAAGGCTCCGCCGGTTTCAACAAAGGCATCCTCGCGGCAGAGCTTGTCACGCTCGATCAAGACATCGATGTGTACGCCAACTATGTAATGCTCAATGGCGCGAAACCCTCCGGCATGTTCACGACTGAGCAGGTAATTCCGACTGGCAAATATCAGGAAATCGCAGCGCGGCTGAAAGAAGCTTGGGGCAGCATGGTGGGAAGCCGCCAATCCGACCCGAGCAAGCCGGGACAGGGCATGCTGTTAGATCAAGGCATGAAATATGAGCCGCTAAAGATGCTCACGTTGCAAGACACAGACGCGGCGGTGTTGAAAGAACAGACCATGAAACGCATCTGTGCGTTGTTTGGCGTGCCTCATCAGTTGCTCGGAATTTCAGAAGGCAAATTCAACAACACGCAAACGCTTTTGGACGAATTTTACAAGTCCACAATTTATCCGACTTCCGTCAGCATCACGCAAAAGCTCAAAGCGCAACTGTTTACCGGCTATCCCAATTTGTGTGTGGAATTCCAAACGCAAGACTTTTTGAAGGGCGCTCCGCTGGATCAGATGAATTACGCGGTCGCGGGCGTGAATGCCGGCATCCTTACCCCCAACGAAGCCCGCGAATATATGGGTCGCGCGGCGCAAGAAGGCGGCGATGAATTGCGCGACCCCGCCGCCAAAGCTGACCCCATCGCAGGCACGAGCCCCCAAGACACCGGCGGCGGCGGCGGAAATCAGAAAACTAAAATGAACATCGGAAAATGATTTCTGACGGGTTAACATTGCAGCGTAAAATTCCGGACAAATACAAGTCTCGCCGCAAAGCGCAGCGCACAATATACGACATTGATCAACGCAAAGTCAATGATGAGGTAATTCATGACTCAACAAAAATTGGTGCTGTTGTGCGAGGCAAAGTTGGTGCCCGAGCAGCAAGGCAAGACCGGCAAGATTGAAGCCACCGTGACCACATGGGGTGCGCGCGAAGGTGCGGACGGTCGCCGGTTCAATTATCAGCCTGAAGGATTTATGGACTGGGCGGAGGCTTTTGCAACCGAAGGTCGCCCGCTTCCGATGTTTGTCAATCACCAAAGCGATGCAGTTCCCGCGGGTGAGTGGACAGGTGTGGAATTTGGCAAAGAAGGCATGACCATGCAAGGTCGCATCTTTACCAACACTTCGGTCGGCAAAGACCTTTACACCATCATGCAGGAATCGCCCCAAATGTTCGGCGGTGTGTCGGTCGCAGCCTACGCGGACGAATACCAGATGGTGAACGCGGACGGTGAGCCCGACCAAAGTGAAGACGCATATTTTCAAATCACCAAAGGCGGACTCCGCGAAGTGTCTGTGGTGATGCACCCGAACAACCCCGAGGCTGGCGTGAGCCGCCTTGAATATTTCCGTGCTGATGGCACGGTGGATTTAAAAATTTTGGAAAAGAGCTTGCGTGATGCAGGTCTGTCCAAGAATGATGCGGTCGCTGCCGCATCAACCTTCAAGAAAGTAATGGAACAGCGGGATGCTGTGAAATTGCCTCTTGAAACTGCGCCACCTCGGAGTGATTCCGATGCGGAAGCGACCGCCCACGCAGAGATTCTCGCCGCTCTTGAGCAGCGCGAGCTTTTGCAAATTCTTGACAAACGAATGAAAGTCTAACATCATGTCCCAAGCTATCCTGGAAAAGCTCGACGCAATCGAGTCGGCGCAAGCCGCAAAAATCACCGCCGCCGAAGCCGCTGCAACCGCAGCCATCGAGTCGGTGAAAAACGAAATTAGCGCGACAATCGCCACGCTGGAAGCCAAAATTTCCACGCTCGCGACACCCGCCTTTATCAAGCCCGCCAAGACCGTTCGCGGCGATGTAAATCGCGCCGTGCGTGAGCAGCTGAGCCAGTTCTACAAGGCCAACAACCGCGTGGAAAAAGAGCTCAAGATGTTTGCGGACGAATCGCAATACGATGCGTATTTGCGTGAGGCATCGGCGCTGACTGCTGGCGGCGACGGCAAGGGCGGACGCACCGCGTATGACCCTGTGTTTGTTGCGCTGCGTTTGGCCAATCCTATGCGCGGCCTCTCGCGCACCGTGGCCACTGACGGTTCCAGCTATCAGTTCCGCGTTAAGACCGGCAACGCTGGCGCGGCTTGGGGCTATAGCATCCAAAACAACGGTTCGACCACGACTGAGGACACCACCATCTGGCAGTTGGTTCTGCAAGACATCAACGTGCAGTTCCCAATCCGTACCGCCGCGTTGGACGATATTGACGGTCTGGAAGCGAATGTTGTTGACGACATGCTGGCTGAATTTGCGCAAAGCGAAGCTCTAAGCATGGTTCAAAACAATGATCAAGCTGCTCAGTCTGCCACCAACCCATATGGCGGAACGAATGGTTTGCGCGGCCTCGACCAGTACGCTGGTGCAAACGCTACCTATGCCGGCGGCACTTCGTCCGTCGCGGCTTTTGGCACCTCCGGCACCGGCTCTACCACCGGACTGCACAGCCTTGCCACTTACGACCAGTTGACCTCCAACGTCAACACCGTGGGCGCAAATGCTATCGTGTACAAAGACGTGATTAACACCATTTACGCGCTGCCGCAACAGTACTGGACCACCAACGCCAAGTTCATGGTTAACCCCATCTTGGCGCAGGCAATCCGTGGCTTGCAAGACACCAATGGTCGCCCGATCTTCAACTCCATGGAGTCGCTGAATCCGGACGGCATCATTGGTCAGCTGTTGGGCTTCGATGTGGTGATGAACAAATACTTGGACAACCCGAGTCAAGCCACCACCGGCTCCGCAGGCACCAACAGCCTGTATCCGATGTACTTCGGCGATTGGTCGCGTGCACATACGATTGTTGACCGCCTCAACATGGTCATGCGTCGTTACGATCAAACGCTCCCAGGATACATCACGTTCTTCGGCGAGAAGCGTTTGGCCGTCTCGGTGCGCGATCCGAATGCGCTGGTTCGTTATCGCTCGACCGGCACCGCGACCTAATCGTTGAGCCATCATTGCGGACGCTGGCTTAATGCTGGCGTCCGCTCTTTCCCAAGGACGAACCATGAACATCACTGAACGAATCCTAACAGGCATCAAACACACGCTTGAAACGGGCGACAAAATCAATATTGATTTAAGCGAAGCCTCTGCCATTACAGGGTCAGGCGGTGGTGTTGGTGGACGCACATTATTTGATGATGCATTTGCTGCATTGCGTTTTGCAAATCCAATTCGTCAAGCTGCACGCATAGTCAAAAGCAGCGGCACAAGCGCAGTTCAATTTGTTGCCAAAACAGGCAACGCCACCAATCAAACAAACCCTTGGGGGTACACATTTACGCCCGATAGCGGAACGCCTGGAACGGACACAACAATTTGGCAATTGCCGACTCGCGTCATTACGGCTCAACTGCCAGTTCGCTCGGCAGTGTTGACGGATGTAAATTATTTGAACGAAACATTGGTGTCTGATTTGGCGCAAGAATTTGGAGCAGCCGAAGCTGCATCCATGATTCTTAACAACGACCAATCTGGCACCACCACCACCACCACAGGCGGCACAAGCGGCTTGCGCGGGTTAAATATGTACACGACCGCGTCGGCTTCAGCTTATGGGTCAAGCGGCACGGCAATTACCAACGGAATCCATTCGATAGCAACTTACAGCCAAGCAGCAGCAGCAATCGCTTATGGTGATTTGACTGACATGGCGCGGCTTTTCCCTGCTCAATATTGGACGTTGCCAGGAACGGCATGGATGATGCATCCAGAGACCATTCACAACTTGCGCAATTTGGGCGGCACAGCAATCAAACAGTTTGCTGAAGTCGGCGATGGCGATGGCGGCGCGGTTGTTTACATCTTTGGGTTTCCTGTAATTCCAAATCCATACATGCAAACAATCGCCTCAGGAAATTTCAGCGTTTACCTTGCCAACTGGCCCAGCTTTGTAACAATTGCTGACGTTGAAGAGATGACAATTCAGGCTTTTGACCAAACGTCTCCTGGCTTCATAACTCTGTATGCAGAAAAACGTCTTGTGAGCACGGTGCGTGACCCATTTGCTGGTATTCGTTTAGTTGGTGTTTAATTATGGCCGCGTCGGACAGTCTGTACGGATTGCCTTTTGGCGCAGTGACGCGCAATCCTTTCAGCTACATTAAGGTTGAACAGGTTGCGCGCGACAACACAACCGCATGGCTGACCAACGCGGAAATTCAACAACAGCTAAATCTGTTTGATGACACGAGCCAAAGCACTTACCTGAGCTCGCTGGAGTTGGCCACACGGCAAGCAATCGAAGATTACCTCGGCATGCCGATTTTTGCGACCACCTATCGGGTGTGGTACGGCATCGACAGCCTCGCGGCCTCGCCGGTGTGTTTTGATCTGCCCATGGTTACGCAAGCGGCCTCCGGCACCGGCATCACAATCAGTTCGCTCAAGTATTACAATGAAGCATCGCCGCCCGTGGCGATAACAGTTGATTCGTCGCAATATTATTATGATCAATCAGGCAACAAGTTGATTGTGGCGAGTTTACCTACGTCGATTAACACGACAATGACCGCGCCCATCTTTATCGACTACATCGTGGCCGCAAACCCGCTCGCGGCTTACCCTGTGATCAAGCAAGCCGGTTTGCTGCTGTTTACGCACCTCTACAACAACCGTAGCAACACGACCGATACCTTGCTCAAAGAAATCCCGTTCGGCGTTTCTACGCTGCTCCGTCCGTACAAACCGCTGGTGATGTAGCATGGCCATTGCGCGGTTTGAAAACATCGACGTGAACACGCTGTCCTTTGGGTCTTCAACCTTCGGCGAACAAAGCACGACGCAGACGCTGTGGTTCAAAACTCGCGCCCGCGTCCATTCGGTCGCCAACCACGTAAAAATTTCGGAAAAATATCGGGTGTATTCGGACATCGTGAATTTCACCTTAAATTACACCCCCAACCTGAAGACCATCATCGACAACCAAAACCTTTACAGCATCACGTGGCGCGGCTTTGACTGGCGCATCGACAATGTGCGCGAAGCGGATGATCGGATGACGGCAATGCTGTTGTGTGTGCGCAATGACCCTGTGGTGGCTGTGTAATGGCGACTCAACAAAATCCTGTACAGTACGGCAAAGCGATTCAGTATCAGCTGGCAAACATTTTCACGCCTGTGCCGGTGTATGCTTCTTTCAACCGGAATTTTGCGACTCAGCCAAAATTCGTTACATGGAATTTACGCAATGTTCACCAACCAGTATATACAGGCGGCAATCAGCAAAACAAAGGCATTGATCGGCCGGTGTTTCAAATATCTATCTTCACTCAGGCGATAGAAGATGGATTCACGTTGTCCAATACGCTGTTGCAATCGCTTCACGGCTACACCGGATTGTTCGGCGGCGCGACCGATGGATTTTGGATAGCCAAAGCAGACGTGCACTGGCTGTATAATTCGTACAACAACGAAGACAAATTGGCTGAGGTCTTTCTCGACTGCACGCTCGATATTCCAACATAAAACACCACAGACTTTTTGAAGGAAAAACGCGATGGCTTTACCCAATAAACTTCTTCCAGGATTCAGCGCATCGATGTATGCGCAACCCTCAGCGACGCCGACGGTGTTGACGCTGGCACAGCTTTCTTTAGTTGCCAGCGTGTCACCACTTGCAGTCGCAGGCAACTTGATGAACATCGAAGCCATTCCCGCTTTCGGGCAAGATGACGGTGTGGCATCATTTTCTGTTGCAGGCGCTCGACAAGGCGACAAAATTCCCGCGCAATCTGCGCCAACCAGCTTGACAATTTCGGCGGCGTGGAATCCTTCCGACACTGTGTTGCTGTTGATTCGCGCAGACGCATATAGCGGAATTGTGGATCGCACCTACGTCATTGCCGCCAGCGACGGCACCAATATCATTTATTACAGCTTCGTTGGTCGCGCCTCGCAATGGCAAATCGACTCCCAGCCAGGAGCCGAAGCGAAGTGCACATTCTCCATTCACCCGCGCGGCAACCTGTATGGTTGGTGCAACAATGCTTAATCAAGGAGCTCAATTATGGCAGCACCAGCAGTAACTCTTCCAGGCTTTGCGGCCTCGATGTGGATGCAAACGGGCGCAACCCCGACTGCGTTTACCACAGCCAATCTCGCTGTTTGGACAGCACAAGTCGCCACCATTGTCGGCACCACCGCCAACGGCACCGGCGCGTCTGGCACGCAGTTGAATGTGGAGGCGGTTCCGGCTTTTGGGCAGGATGACGGTGTGGCTTCTTTTGCAATTGCGGGCTCGCGCCAATCGGATAAAATCCCTGTGCAATCCGCTCCCACCAGCTTGACAATTTCGGCGGCATGGAATCCGTCAGACGCTGGGTTGTTGCTGATTCGCGGCGACGCCTACAGCGGCATCATTGACCGCACCTATGTGATTGCGGCTGCCAGCGGATCGACCACCATCGCTTACGCATTTAATGGCCGTTGCAGCCAGTTCCAAATTGATGCGCAGCCAGGAGCCGAAGCCAAGTGCACATTCACCATTCATCCTCGCGGCAATCAGTACGGGTGGAGCAACACCTAATGGTCACGCTGGAAATGGTTGTCAACGAATTGGTCGCGCACGCTGGCGACCTCGATCTCGCGGCGCGGTTTGCGCAAGTAGACGCGCAAGAAGTTCACACCGCACTGGAAGGCGCGGATGCCGATTCGGCAGATGGAGTGGTGTTGCGGCTTTTGGCCAAGTACAACCCGCTGACGGAGGATTGAAATGAAGTTCAGCGTTGAGCAACAGGACGCCGACCCCGTCATGGGGTTTGTGATGTGTCTGTTGCATTCGGTCACCAACGCTCACATCCTTCATTTTTCCACGCCCAGTCGTTCCGATCATTTGGCGCTCGGCACGTTTTACAGCGCCATCGGCGATCACGTTGACGATTTTGTCGAGGCGTTTCAGGGCAAATATGGGTTGCTCACCGCATATCGCGCAGACTACGAATTGCCCGCCGCGCCGGTGGAATATCTTACCTACCTAAAAGACGAAGTGGCCACACTTCGCACAGCGGATAAATTCCCGCAAGATTCTGAGTTGCAAAACATCGTGGATGAAATTGCTCAGTTGATTGACAGCACACTATATCAATTGCGATTCTTGAAATGACACAAAATACGACAATACAAAACACAAGCGACTTGTTAGGATTTTTGGCGACGCAAGCGGAATCGCGCAAAGATTGGTTTGGCTTTTCGCAACAGCGCATGACCGCAGTAACCCTGTCGCATGACATTGCAAAGGCGCACGCCCATCATATGACGCCGGAAGATGTGGTGACCTATGCGTTGGCGTTGAATCAGGAAATATTCAAGCGCATCATCAAAGGGTAACTCGCCATGGGCATCAGCATCAAGCTCGAAGGAATCGGCGAAGTCGATGAGATGTTGCGTCAATTGGCCAGCGAGATTGGCGACAAAGAAGCCAATAGCAAAATCCTTATCCCTGCGGTGCGCAAGGCGTTTCAGCCGGTGCTGGCAACCGCGCAACAGCTGGCGCCAAAAGAAACCGGCGCATTGGCTTTGTCATTGCAAGTAGAAGCGCGGCGTCCTACCTCTGCCGACCGACGATCCAAATATGTCACCCGCACCGACACCGTTATCGCCGCTGTGACCACTGCTTCGGGCAAGAAGATGGCGGCGATGAGCGAAGGAAAGGGGTTGCTCCGATCACAGCGGCGGCTGCGTAAAATGGGCCACGCTGACCTTGCGGAATCATTCAAAGGATTTCACAGCGACGCCCGCGCGATCGCCCAAGAATTTGGATCAGCACGCAATCCGCAACATGCATATTTGCGGCCTGCATTGGAAGCGCGGTCGCAAGAAACGGTGAATGAGTTGGCTTCGATTTTGAAAGACAAGATTTTACAATACAGGAGTAAGATGAGATGAGCAAATTAGCAACAGCCCTCGGCAATGCCTACACCGACAAGCGTCGTGCAATCCGCACACGCACGTTTGAGCTTGGCGGCCATATATTTAAAGTTCGCGTGCCGCTGACGTCGGAGTCGGATGCGATGTTTGAGCGAGTGTCCGCGCCCGCGCCGGAATTGGTAGAAAAATTTTATGCAGCGCTGACGGCATCGTTGATCAAATTCAAAGATCAGCAAAACGATGAATTTCAATTTACTGACAACGACATCATTGTCAGTGGGCGTTCCATGCGCGAGGCCGCGAAGAACAAAGCGATGGTGGAAGCGCGGGTGACGGAATATGTAAAGCTGTTGGTTCCAGAAGACCCTGAGCAATCGATGGCAGACATCACCTATGACGACATTGCTGCTGAATGGCCATTGGCCGTGCAGGTTGCTTTGGTGGACAAAATTGTGGAAGTGATCAGTCCCAGTTACAAGGAGACGCGGGGAAACTGATTGGCTCATTGAGGGCGCAAGTTGAAAGCGCAATGGTCTTCAATGGGCACACACCGGAATCGATTGCTGAGTTGGACGAAGTTACCATGGCGCAAATTCAAACGATGTACGCGGATGGAGCGCTGGGCACGCAAAAAACCAACTATCTGTTGGGCGTGCTAATCTCGGGTGTATTCAATTACATGCGGCCAAAAGGCAAAACGCCTTATGAAGTCAAGCAACCGCTCGGCGCGGCATATGAATACATGTTCCCGCCGGTGTCCGAAGAAAACCAAAAAGCTCAGGTAAACTCAACACTACTTGCATTCATGATGCAAGCGCCAGGATTCAACGCAACGACCTTTGGGGCTCCAAGTGGCGAGTAACAACATTGCAAGATTAGGGGTCATTCTTGGCCTCGACAGTGCCGAGTTCATTAAAGGGCTCGACGCCGCCAATCAAAAGCTCTACGATTTTTCCGTCAAAGCAGCGGGCGTCGCCAAGGACGCATTGTTGGCTGCAGGAGTTGCATTTGGCGCGGCCACCTACAAGGCGATGGAGTTTGCGGACGCGATTGCCGATGTCGCAAAAGGCAATGATGTTTCCATCGCTTCAATTCTGAAGCTGAACGACGCGCTCGCCAACAATGGCGGCGAAGCCGAGAACGCCGGCAAGCTGCTGGCTGGCTTTACGAAGTTCATGGACAACGCGGCCACAGGTTCGTTTGAAGCACAAAAATCTTTGCGACAGGCGGGCATATCGCTTAAAGACCTTGCCAATCTCGGCACCGAAGACCTTTTTGCAAAAACCGTTCAAGGCATCGCCTCAATTCAAGACCCGCTCACGCGCAATGCAAAAGCGATGGAGGTGTTTGGTAAAGCGGCCAAAGGGGTCGATTTTGTCGGGCTTGCGGAAGACATGCGCAAAACCAGCGCCACCACCGATGCGCAAGCGGTTGCGGTGCAAGCCGCTGCAGATGCATACGATCTTATCAAACAACGCGCACGCGATTTTAGTTTGACGTTGACTTCGGAAATTGGCGAATCGTTAAAGCTGACGATCGAATATTTTATTGAGCTCAGTAAAGAAATCAACGGCACCGGCGGTTTGTGGAGTGATGTGTTCAACACCGTCGCATATCAAACGGCCAGTCTTGTTCACGAAATACAAGACTTGATTAAAGTGTTTGGCGCGTGGGACGATGTGCTCAATGCGTTTTTTGAAGCTCGCTGGAGTGAGATCGAAGGCATCATTTCCCGTCGCAATGCCGAGCGTGCATCTGAAGAAGCCAAGCTCGAAGAATTCCGGCTTCGGTTAAACAAGGCGGTCGGCGGCGGCATGAAAGAAAGCGAACGCGGCAGCTGGGATAGCGCTCCCGCCAAAGGAGGTGCCGCCGGTGGTCCTAAACGCCTTGTGACGCCAGGAGTTGACCTTAAGGCAGAGGAAGCTCGCCGGAAGGCGCTTGAGGAGTGGAAACGCCTTTCCGCAGAATATGTAAAGGGCATTGACGAAATTATTGCGCGCGAAAAAGCGCTTGCGGAAATTGATGCCAAGAACGCCGAAGAATATAAGGCGGCGATGAAAGAAATGGCAAAGCAGCGAGCCGACTTTTATGATCAGAAAGTTGCGGCTGATGAAGCTGATGCATCTGCGCTCGCGGCATTGGATGTTGCGCGAGCGGATGCTCGCAAGCAAGTAAAAGCGCAACAAGATGCGCAAGCGCTGTCGTTGGAGCAGGCACATGAGATGTTTGTGCTTGAAGCTAATGCCGCGTTGTTGTTGCCTGAAAAATTAAAACTTGAAAAAGACTTTTTGGAAATTCGATTTCGTTACCTCGACGCCGTAAAAACCATTAACGACAATCAAGCATTATCCAGTGCGGCACGAATTGAAGCATTGGCGACAGAAGAAGATTTGATGAAACGCCAACTGGAATTGGCGACAGAGCGTTACCGAATCAACAAAGAAATTACCAATCAACAACAAACTTTTAGTGCCGGTTGGAAGCGTGCATTCGATGCATATGCCAAAGACGCCAACGACGCAGGAAAAGATGGCGAGCGCACCTTTCAAATTTTCACAGACAATGTCGGTCGGTCGATAGACGAATTGGTGGACAAAGGCGAAACATCTTTTGCGCGGTTGACCATGTCGATCCTTAACGACATGACAAAAATGTATTTGAAACAACAGATGATGCAAATTGTCGGTGGCATGCCTTCTGCAGCAGCCGGTCTTGGCGGCATTGTAAAAGGACTATTTAGCAGCAAGGTTGATCTTAGCACCGGAGGCGGCACAAGCTCCGGATGGATGGGGTTTGCAGATGGCGGCAGCCCGCCCGTGGGTGTTCCATCAATCGTCGGCGAACGTGGCCCAGAGATGTTTATCCCGAAAGAAAGTGGCATAATCATCCCGAATCATTCGCTCAACGACACAATGAACAGCCAGCCATCTAATGTATACAATGGCCCATATATTGCAAGCATGAGCGCAATTGACACGCAAAGCGGTCTTCAATTCTTAGCTAAAAACAAACAAGGCATTTGGTCATCGTATCAAAGCGCCAATCGTTCAATCCCGATGTCCCGATAGGAGTTACACATGGCTGTCCCCAATACATTCGCAAGTGCAACAAGCACAATTCCATTAGCCAACTTGGATGGCAATTTTGCTTATTACGATGCTGCGTTTTCAATCACAAGCACAAACATCACGTTTACAGGTCTTGCAACCGCAAGCGCATCCGGGTTCAGCGGCGCACACAACGGCACAGTCGGAGCCACCACGCCAGCCACAGGAGCATTTACCACATTGAGTGCCAACAGCACTGTAAGTGGAGCTGGCTTTAGCACCTATCTTGCGTCACCACCAGCAATCGGCGGCACAGCAGCAGCTGCTGGTGCGTTCACAACATTGACGGGCACAGGTGCATTTACCATTACAGGTACAACGACCAGCACTTCAATTCAAAGCACGCAATCCACTGGAACCATTACGCTCGGCGGCACTGCGGGCACAGGCGCAATCACAGTAGGTCAATCCACCGCAGCGCAAACGCTAAATTTTGGAACAGGCGCAACTGCCAACGCAATCACTAAAACAATCAACATTGGTACAACTGGAGTTTCCGGTTCCACCACAAACATCAATATTGGTTCAGCAGTATCAGGGGCTTTAGGCACTATTACCCTGCAAAACAACACCACATTGCCTTCTGGATATACATTGACTTTTGGCGCTGGAACTGCAACCACAGCGCCCATAGTAATGACAGCTGGAACAAATCTTACATCTCCGGTGGCGGGCGCTATTGAATTTGACGGCAATGCATTTTATTCAACTGATGACGTAACAGGTGGGCGCGGATTTATTCCTTCTGTGCATTACCTTCGTTTAACGGCAGACGGCACAGCGGCTGGCCCAACCATTGCAAATTATTTTGGCGCAACCTCGGGCGTGAGCCTTGACCCCAATATCTTCTACGAAGTGGAAGCCAATCTATTTTTTACCAAAACCACAGCGGGAACATTGACGTTTACATTGACGTTTACGCAAGCGCCCGTGAACAACGAAGCATGGTACACAGGCTCACCCATAAGCGGCATTGGAACTGTTGGCGCTCCACAAACTGCCGCTATTGTTAAATCTACCGCGACAGCGGGCGCGTTGCCAGCAACAGGTTTGTTGGTAACGGCAGTCAATCATCAATATCAGCTTTCCGCAATGTTCCAAACCAACGCCACCACGGGCGGCACGTTGAACATACAAGTGACCAGCAGCGCAGGAACAGTCACGCCGTTGACGGGTAGCTATTACAAAATCACCCGTTTGCCTTCAGCTAATTCGGGCGCATTTGTATGACCTTGCAAGCAATTCTCGCTGTTTCCGAATCAATCGGAATCAATGACCACAAATTTGCGGGTCAAATGTTGTCGCGCAATATGCGTATTAGCACCAGCGAAATTCTTACTGTCCAGCCATTTCAATTCACACTCAAGCCAATGGCGTATCTTTTGTATTCGCAAAATCGTGCGGTACTTTCGGCATTGCGAGTTTCAGACAGAATTACGGAACAATATTTAAATGTTGCTTCTACTGGTTGGACAAATTACATAAATTATTTGGGTGATATGACGGGAGTGCAAGCCGCAGCTTGTCAAATTCAAACGCAATCTGCAAACAAAAGTGTGGTTTTGGGGAATCTCCCCTCGATTGGTTCCACTTCATATATTGTTAAAACGGGTGATTTTATTCAAATTGACCGTTATGCTTATATAGCTACTGCCAG